CAGCACCCGATCCACCAAACATGTCTGTAACTTCATCACCATTTTGATAACCAAGCGCATCTAGAACCCAATGTGTCCATGCTTCAGGCTTTGCCCCAATGAAATTAGATCGCAAAGGTGCAGCTTCTAAGACATCTCGCATACTTTTGCCGCTCTTGTAATTCTTTCGAGATGTGGGAACTTGTATTAAAACCGGTTCCCATGTATTTAGTATTCGATTACCAGATGGAACTGAGCCGGGTTTAATCCAACTCAGAACACGAATGCCATTCCTTGAATTAGTTTCTACTGCTTGCATATAAATACTGAGACTATGAACAGTCATAGCAATAGCCCAACCCTCATAGTTATCTTGTAATTCTTTCACTAAGTTTATATGAGTTTCAGGCATATCCCATAAGTAAGCCTCAGGGTGATTATCTGCTTGACCACCGCCTCGACCATTACCACAACCACCTTCTCCGTACCATCGAACTGCTCTGCCTAAATATGGAGGATCTGCTATACATAACTTCATTTTGAGTCCGTACTGTAGAAGCCAGAGCCTTTAAAATGAACTCCAACTGACGAATAAACCTTGCGCATGGTGCTATGGCAGAACGGACACTCCAAGTCATGAGGCTCAGCCACGCTTAACCACTTCTCAACGCGCGCGTTGCATTCGCAGTTATCGTTATCGCACTCGAACTCATAAATGGGCATTTTGATCCTCACATAATTTACATTGTCCAGAGATGATCCATTCGCCTGTGCCTTTACAACGCACAATGTCAGAGTCTTGAACCATGTCTTGTCTCCTGCCATATCCAGCTTCTAAGAGAAGCCCCACCAGATCAGATAAACGAAGCATCGCTACATAATCGCTAGCGTGTTCACCCTGTCCATTTAGCCTAAAGCAAGCGAACCCCAATAAGCCGCTTTTGGCTGTTCTATCCTCGATCTGGCGGAGCGTTCCTTTAACATCGAGTCCTGTGCGTGCCTTAACCTCGCAGTCGAACGGAACATTGAGAATGTCACGCCCAGAACCTCGACCTACTGAAGCACCTTCCCACCAGCGCCTCAGATACTCTGCGACTACTCGCTCTGTGCGGAAGCCGCGATGTTTTCTACTTTGAGACATTAACCGCGTGGCACTTCTTGCATGACCAAGTCAGGACAGTTCCTTGAACCCAGAATGCTAATTCTTCGCGTGGTACTGGCTCATTACATAGGTGACAGATGATCCGCACCTGAATGTTGTTAAGCAATTCCTGATGTTTAGCCTTTTCAGCTAGTTCATCATCGGTAGGAAAGTTCTCCCATTCACCATCTTGGTTCATAAACTGTAAGCCGCTCATGCTTTGGCCTCCTGTGGCTTCCAAGTACCATCAGATGCAATGTTGTACCACATCACATCTCGACAGACATAACATGAGAACTTGCCCCATGGCTTATTGTTCTTGGCGCTTACGCCTGTTTTCCATTCCATAGGCTTGTGGTCATGGCAGTTGCGACATAGTGGAATGTCTTTATCTATTTTGACTGCGCCTAATACATCTTGAACTAGCGCTATTGCATCTGCACTCGATGGCGCAGCTTCTACTGCCTTAGTTGTCCAAGGATCGTCCTCGACCGGCATCGTGATCTTATCTGCTAACTTCTCAGCGAATGGCTTAGGCTCTGCTGCTTTGACTTTAGACATCTCCTCGCGGCTAGGGCGTTTGCCTTTCGTAACATAGCCTGCGTTAGCCAATGCCCGACCGATCGCACTCGTTTCGCAGTTCTCAAGAGCGCTCGTAGAATTAACTCCTCGCGTTGAGACTGTTTCCTCTGCATAGCCAGTTGTCCAAGCCGATGCATCAACTTCAGTTCGATAAACAGAAGCCTTAACAATAAATCGCTGAAGCGTTGACTCAACCAAAGTAGTTTCAATTCGACCATCTGGGTGTTCCTTCCAGAACTTAACTAGGCGTTCCTCGACTGTCTCGTAATCCTCAAGATTAAACATATTGCTCATTCTCCTCTGTGTGCAGTTGCGCTGCAATAGCAGCATAAGCAACTAGATCGACATAAGTGTCAGTCTTTGCAGTCTCCATGCTTCGGGCTATTTTGACAAGTGCCATACACATCGCGACTTGGTAATCAGTAACCGGCATTTCCAAATAACTCGACCAGAGGGCAGCCGTTCTTGCCATGTTGTCAGTTGGGTGACCGTAATCCATTCCCCGGTCTTGGATAGTTGCTCTCGCTTCGTTGAGATAGTCTCTAGCATTCATCGGCCGACCTGCTCAAGTTGACGAGCGATCTTACGAGCTGCGATGCGACCTTTAATCTTGCCATGTTCAAAGCCTTTGCCATAACCGAAGCCAAAGCCAATTAACATGCCGACTGCTATCGATAGAGTTATTGCTATATCTGCGTTCATTTACTGCCCTTCTACTGCGCCCTTCGCAGCTTCTTGGCATAAGTGTTGCATAAATATCTGACTATCTGACGGTGTGTTGATAACGAAACGGTAACAATTCTCCATCGTCCATCGCATCATCGATCGTGCGCCTTATGTCGTTATCTAGATCGTCCATAGCGCCGACCATGCACTACGAAAGTGCCGTCCTTCTCGATGTTAATTAAAGTTACTTGGCTATCTTCAACGATAATAAACGCCTGCTGCCAGTTCATAGTTCCTTTGGTATAGCCTGCCTTGCGGATATCCATGAGATGCCCGCCTTCTACGCCACGCAGGATACGCCCTATTTTGCCCCCAGAAGCCTCTGTAAAGGCCGATACGCCCGCTCTGTGAGTGTGACCGCAGACCACGCTTAAACCGTGCCTACGAGCCGCTCCAAGGGCTGTAAGACCCGCGTTAGGGTTGATGCCCTGCTCGTCACCATGGACTGCTACCCAGCCCTTAGCAAAGGCGTATGGCTTCTTATGGTAGGTAATCCCTAGTTCATCTAAACGCATAAAGCGCTCAAAGCGTAACTCTGGCAATGCCAAGAATGCAGGGATCTTTTTCATGATGACATTGTAAAGACGATCTGTGTGATTAGAACGGATCATGTGAGCCTCTTTCGAATGCTCGACCAAAGACCAAAGAACTTCGACTGCTTGGTCTCGATCCTCAGCTAGTGTTTGCTCGTACCAGCCTGGTGTGTTCTCTGTCCATCGACTGATCTGCGGGAGATCGATTTCATCTCCGAGTGTAATAACGCTATCTGGACGGTATGCCTTAATAAAAGATGCAACATTGCGGACAGCAACTTCATCGTGATATGGAACCTGTAGATCGGGAACGATTACAGTTCTTTTCATGGTTAATCCTCATCATCGTCATCGTCATAAGGCACTCGTCCAGGAAGTTCAGGAAGCCAGTTAGGTGTTGGAAGGATCGTTGCCGGGTAAGTTAAAGGTTCAAGCAAGATAGCCAAAGCCAATTCAGGTGTGAAGCCTGCTCGTCTAAGCGATTTGTAGTATTCATTTAGCCCGATGCAGTACTGATCAAGCATAGAGTAAGCCTCTAAGTCGATAGCCTTCTTACGCGCCATGATTAAATTATCGCTCTAAAAGAATGTTATAGATCTCATCGACACGCGCATTAAGTCGCTTGATCTCCGATAGCAAGTGCGTGATCACATAGCCCGCTAATCCACCCACTATCGCAAGAGTGGCAATATAAAGATTTAAGTAGTCCGCTGGTGTCATCGTTTAGGTGTCGCATATCCAAAGACCCCAGCAAGAACAGCCCAAAGGATCGAGCGGTAATCTGCTGCAAAGTTAGATGCTGCCCAAGCAGATAGGAATGCACCTGCTGTGAGTAGGTAAGGGTTTTTCATGTTCATGCTGTGCCTCCTAAAAGTGGGATAAAAAAGAACGAACCGTCTTGATCACCCTTGATGCTAAACGAGATGTGGAGATGATGCCTATGCTTGTTAATCCCAGTATAAGTTCTCCAGCGCCAAGCGCTTTTGGCGCTTGCAATTTTGCCGTCAAAGATGAGATACGAGATGCGCTTATCAGACTTTGCCAAGAGACGAAGTTGATCCGCCACATCGGGCATGAGGTCTGGCTTAGGTCTGCCGGATAGATCGCGGTCAATGTCAATGGCACGAACCCAGCCCTGCTCATCTGGATTATGGTCAGACTTACGAGCTGAGTGCCGACTATCGCCGATCCAACCGTCCGAGGTACGATCACGATCGCTGAAGCAGTCATCGAACTGTTCACGAAGTTGTTGACCAGCTTTGCATAACTTGGGTTTCATCCCAGTAGTAAAGCCAATTCATCTTGAGTAAGTCCTAAGCGGTCTGCAATAGCAGCCTTAGCCTCAGCCTTCTCCGCTGCTGCTTGTTCGTCATCTGCCTTAGCCTTTGCGTAAGCCATCGCATCTGCTTCGCGCTGCTTGATTTCCTCGGCTGTTAGTTCAACCTCAGAGACTTCGCCTGTCTCGCAGTTAACGATGATCTTTGTGTCTGCCATTTTGTCTCCTATGATTTGAGTATGCCGTAGAGTGAAGCGGTTGAATATTGAACAAAGTTATTTGCAGCCGATAACGATATGGAAGTTATTGCCGCAGTATTAGACCATAGCCCTGCATCTAGGTTAGCAAGGGCAGTGGTGGCGTTGTTTTCTGTAACGCTGTCGGCTGAATAAGATTTGTTATTTGCTCCAGCATAATTTGGAATATAGATTTCAAGGTTTCCAAAGGTGTTTGCTGTGGCATCTGCCGCTGGCGCATCTCCAAAATAGCGGGTTGTATTGTTGTAACTGGCTGCGGTGCTACCAGAACCCTGCAGCAAACGATAAGAATAACCAGTAGTTGAACCGTTAAATTGAATTAAAAGCGACTGTACAACTTGCCCAGTTAATGCCGTACGAAGTGAAGCAACTATTTTTAAATCTGTGTAAGTGCTAGGAATAGCAGTGAACTCGATATTAGCCGCCCCCCCTGTCTTTTCTGGCAGCCCCTCCCCAACACAGTCCAAAGTTCACCAAGACAGTCCGTTTACTAGCCGACCCGATCCAGAACAGTCCTGATGCCAGCCAAAAAGAAACAAGCGCTACGAGGGGCAACTAAACCGCGTATCCAGTCAGTACCTTTAAAGGGTAAATCTAAGTTCGATGATGTTCTGGAGATCGCCAAGCTGCTCAATGTCTCATTCTTGCCCTACCAGGAGTATGTACTCAAGGATATGTTGACAGTGGACAAAAAGAATATGTGGATCCGCAAGTCCAGCCTGCTTTTAATTAGCCGCCAAAATGGAAAGACATTTTTAGCGCGAATGCTGATCCTGACTCACTTGCTCAAGTGGAATACCGATGTTCTGATCATGTCCTCTAATCGCTCGATGGCGCTTGAGACCTTTCGGCAGGTTGCTAACTCGCTTGAGAATAACGATCACCTCAAGGGCATGGTCAAGCAGATCCGTCACGCTAACGGTACCGAGTCGATCGAAATGTTATCTGGGGCGCGCTTAGATGTTGTAGCGGCTACTAGAGACGGCTCACGCGGTCGATCTATTAACGGCCTGCTTTATATCGATGAAGTACGCGAAATCTCTGAGGAAGGCTATCGAGCAGCAATGCCGGTAACTCGCGCACACGCTAACAGCCATGTTCTACTTACATCGAATGCTGGAGATGCGTTTAGCACGGTTCTAAACCAATTAAGAGAACGAGCCTTAGACAACCCGCCTAAGTCCTTCGGGTTCTATGAATACTCAGCGCCTCAGTATTGCAAGATCGATGATCGAGCGGCTTGGGCGCAAGCCAACCCTGCGCTCGGTTACACAATTACAGAAGCAGCGATCGAGGAAGCGATAGCGACTTCGCCTATCGAAAATACTCGCACCGAAACCTTATGCCAATGGATCGACTCCTTGAGCAGCCCTTGGCCTCACGGCATTCTTGAGGAAACTTCTAATAGTGAACTTCAGATCCCGCCCGGCGGATATACAGTCTTTGGCTTCGATGTGTCACCTTCGAGGCGAAATGCTTCACTTGTTGCTGGCCAGATATTGCCAGATGGAAAGATCGGCGTAGGGATCTTGCAGACTTGGGAGTCGGCAGTCTCGGTCGATGATCTAAAGATCGCAGCTGAGATAAAGGCTTGGTCAGATCAATATCGCCCGCGACAGATATGTTATGACAAGTACACAACCCAGTCGATCGCCGATAAGTTATCGAATGCTGGTTGTATGGTTCAAGACATCTCAGGCCAGCAGTTCTATCAAGCCTGCGGAGACTTACTCGATGGTCTAGTTAATCACCGCGTAGTTCACAACGGACAAGCCAACCTAATGCAGCAGATGAATAACTGCGCAGCTAAGGTTAATGACTCGGCTTGGCGTATCGTTAAAAGAAAATCAGCAGGCGATGTGTCTGCACCTATCGCTTTGGCAATGGTTGTCTCGATGTTAATGAAACCACAACAGGTAGCGGCTATTTACGCAGGTTGACCTACATGTAGTGTATAATTGCCCTCTATGGGTATCCTTTCGCGCCTTACAGGTGCAACATCATCGCCAACTATTGAAGCGCAAGCTGCTCCGCAAGTTCTTGGTGAGTATTCTCCTTATGCGATGCCCTTTCAGTTTGCCTATGTCGGTCGCACCGAAGCCATGGGCGTTCCAGCGTTAGCCAGATGCAGAAACCTTTTAGCGGGAACGATCGGCACAATTCCTCTAGAGTTGTATAAGAAGTCAACAGGTGAAGAACTTGGTAAACCACTTTGGCTTGATCAACCTTCTTACTCACAGCCGCGTTCAGTAACTATCGCTTACACAGTTGACTCACTTCTATTTTATGGCCAAGCCTTCTGGCAGGTTGTTGAGACCTACCAAGAGGACGGCAGACCATCTCGCTTTGAATGGGTTGCTAACTCTCGCGTAACTGCAACACTTGATCGAGATAATGTTTATGTAAAGTCTTACGCTGTTGACGGAACAACCGTACCAATGGACGGCCTTGGATCACTTATTACATTCCAGTCACTAAGCGATGGCATCTTAAATACCGGCACTTCAACAATTCGTGCAGCGCTCGATGTTCAGAAGGCCGCGGCTATTGCTGCTGGCACTCCAATGGCAACTGGCTATTTAAAGAACACAGGCGCAGATCTACCACCAGCAGAAGTTCAAGGATTACTAGCTGCTTGGAAAAATAGCCGCAATAATCGTTCAACTGCTTATCTGACTTCAACTTTGAGTTATGAGTCTGTTGGCTTTAGCCCTAAAGACATGATGTACAACGAGGCTATTCAGAACCTAGCGACTGAAATCGCTCGCCTCTGCAATATCCCGCCTTACTATGTCTCAGCAGATCAAAACACCACAATGACTTACGCAAATGTCCAGGACGAGCGCAAGCAATTCCTAACGCTATCTTTGCAGCCATTCGTGTCAGCGATCGAGGATCGTCTATCTATGGACGATATCACCGCTCGCGGCAACATCGTTAAGTTCGATATCGATAAGAACTATCTACGCACAGATCCGATCATAGAACTCCAGATCATTCGCGAACTTCTTGACCTTCAACTAATTACCCAAGATCAGGCCATGGAAATGACTGACTTAACTCCTAACGGAAGCGGTGAAATGCAATGAACGAGATGCTGACATTCTCGGCAGAACTTACAGCAGATAGCGCAGCGCGCACTATCTCTGGCAAAATAGTGCCATTCGGCGGAGAAGTTGGAAACACTTCCGCCGGTGCAGTTGTCTTTGAGCGCGGTGCGATAAACATCTCTGACACCAGCAAAGTCAAACTCCTATTGGAACATGACCCTAAGCAGCCTATCGGTCGCGCTCAATTCTTTAACGAGACTGATGAAGGGATCTTTGCTTCTTTCAAGATCTCTAAATCATCTCGCGGCACAGATGCTTTAATCGAAGCAAGCGAGGAACTTCGTACTGGTCTTTCAGTCGGAGTTATGGTCAATGCAGCAAAGCCTAAGAATGGCGTGTTGTATGTATCGAGCGCTGACCTGCTCGAAGTAAGTTTGGTACAAGCAGCGGCATTCAAGTCTGCGGCAGTAACCGATATAGCGGCATCACAAGATGAAGTCGCTGAACCTACCCAACCAACAGAAAGCGAGACAGCCACCGTGGAAGAAACCACTTCAGCAGTCGAAGCAACACCTACAGTTGAGGCTGCCGCAGTTGAAGCTGCTCGCCCTGCTGTAACAGCAATGGCTTACTCAAAGCCACGCATTGAACTAACTGCTGCAAAGTATGTAGAGAACACTATTCGCGCAGCAATGGGCGATGACGCAGCACGTCAATACATCGCAGCAGCAGATAGCACAGTAAACAACCCAGGACTCGTTCCAACACGTCAACTATCTGAGATCATCAACCCACTCGGAACAACAATCCGTCCATCGATCGAAGCAATCTCTCGCGGAGTGCTTCCAGATGCAGGTATGACATTCGAGATTCCAAAGATCACAGCAATGCCAACTGTTGCAGAAACAGCTCAAGGTAATGCGTTCAATGAAACAGATATGACATCAGATTTCTTGTCAGTAACTGTTAAGAAATACGCTGGACAACAGACATTTTCTGTTGAATTGCTAGATCGCACATCTCCAGCATTCTTTGACGAACTTGTTCGCAACATGGCTGCTGCATACGCAAAGGCTACAGACGCAGCAGTTAACGCAGCACTCATCACAGGTGCAACAGCAGATGCAACAACAACAGTTACTTACCCAACAGCAGCAGAACTTCTTGGAGTCGTTGCTCGCGGTGCAGCTTCTGTATATGGCGCAACACTTGGACTTCCAAATCCATTTGCTCGCAACATGATCGTTAATACATCACAATGGTCAAACATCATGACTCTTAACGATGCAGGACGCCCAATCTACACAGCATCACAGCCACAAAACGCAGGTGGAGTAGCTTCACCTACAGCACTTCAAGGTAACGTTGCAGGTCTTAACCTGTACGTAACACCTAACACAGCATCAGGAACTGACACAGATGGTTCAATCATCATTGTTAACCCAGATGCTTACACATGGTTCGAGAGCCCAACTTACCGCCTACGCGCAGAGTCAACAGCCGCAGGTCAGGTAACAATCGGCTACTACGGCTATGGCGCAATCGCGACTAAGGTCGGCGCTGGCGCATTCAAGAACAACAAGGCGTAAGCCAAACTTAAGTCGCTGGCTGGGTAGTGCCCTTCTACCCAGCCAGTCTTTAGAAAGGATCAGAGCATGGCATTGACAACAGTTGCAGAGTTACGCAGCGCCCTTGGCGTCGGCACTCTATATTCTGATGCAGTCTTGCAATCTGTCTGCGACGCTTCAGACAACGTACTCTTGCCTTTTCTATGGAAGAACCAACAATACATAATTGCTCATGGCAATACCAGCACAGTTGGCACTCTCTACTTTGATCAAGATATTCGCGATTACTTTTACGTCGGACAGTCAGTAGTTATCTCTGGCGCTGGCACAAAATACAACGGAACAAAGACCGTTACTGGTGTTGACACTCGATCATTTAATGTCACTACGAATCATACTGTCGATAACCCACGCCACACAGTCGAGCCTTACGGCATTGCAGCAGCTGAAACTTATACAGATTACACAACCATCCCAGCAATCCAAGAAGCATCTCTGATGATCACCATTGCTATCTGGCAAGCGCGCCAAGCGCCAAGCGGTCAGGGCATGACAGTCGATGGCTTTGCTCCTAGCCCATTCACAATGTCTAACACTTTGCTTGCTCGCGTTCGCGGCTTGCTAGCGCCTTACCTTGATCCGCGCTCGATGGTTGGCTAACCATGACAGCGGCGATCTCAACACTTCGCGCAACAATAGCGGCGGCTTTAGTCGATAATTCACTTTGGTCGGTATTCTCATTCCCACCGGCAACCCCGATTGTAAACAGTATTGTGGTTAGCCCATCCGATCCCTATGTAACGCCTAACAACAATAGTTACAACACGATCGCCCCGCTTGCCAACTTTTCAATTAACATCTTCGTGCCACTCCTGGACAACGAAGGTAACCTTAATGGAATTGAGGAGATGCTAGTTGCTGTGTTTAACAAACTGGCAGCATCCTCTATCGTCTATAATGTGGGAGATGTGAGCGCACCTAGCGTTATGTCTGCCGCAACAGGCGATCTCTTGACTTGCTCCCTGCAAGTCTCAGTCCTAACGAGTTGGAGTTAAC